GCCGGGACCGAGGAGATCGACCGCAGACGTGACCAGCGGACGCCGCTCCTCGTGGAGCATCCGCTTCTCCATGTCGCGCATCCAGTCGGCACCGGTGACCTGTGCCCGCCATGCGTTGGAGCCGCCCGTCCTACCCACCCCCTCTTAGTTCGCCGCGTCCGCGGCACTCTGGTCGGCATCCGGATCCTGGCCGCCGTTGGGCGCCGGCGACAACACGACGGCTATCTGCTCATCGCCAGACTCGTAGCTCACGCTGACCGAGTCGAGCTTCTGCCACTGCACGACGTTGCGCGCCGTATTGGACGATCGCAGTGGCATCCACACACCGGGGATCAACTGCTGGAATCCGATCATCACCCGGGGACTGAGGGTCGAGTTGTCCGGCACCCGCACGATCAGCGGGGATGGCCAGCGACCGGAGATGTTTCGCTTCGCCTGCTCGTTCAGTGCCTTCTGCATGGCGGCAATGGCCTCGGGTGTCGCCGCATCGGGGCTGGCTGACGAGGTGTCCGCGTAGGAGGAGGCCAGCTGCTCGACCGGACCGTACGGCTTGGACGGTCCGAACGGCCCGGAGTTGGTCGGCCAGTCCGGCTGTCCGACCGCCCAGCCATAGACGCCGGATCCATTGGTCACCGCCTGGAAGGTCGCCAGCTGCATCCCGTACTCGGTCACGATCGGAGCCGCGGAGAAGTCTCCGTCCCGCAGTTCGGGGAGCCGGCCGACCGCACGGTGCGTGTCCCAGAGCAGGATGCGTCGGCCGACCGTGGTGTAGTCCAGACCGGCCGTGGCCGCCAGGTCGTCGACCTCCTCCCAGGCTGTCCGCGACCAGTCCGCCACGACTCGGGACTCGTTGGCATCGTCGGGCCACTCCAGCGCGGTCAGGTAGCGCAGCACGTTCGGATCCCACGGCGCGAGTGCGTCGGTGATCAACAGTGCGGCACGCTTCACCACCGAGAGCAGCCCGAGGTACTGGTCCGGCTCACCTCCCGTGCCCTTCTTGATCAGTCGGTAGGCGTCGTTGTAGCCCTGCCTCATGATCCGCCGGTAGACGTAGGCCATCACGTCCTTGGCTTCGATCTCGACGTTGTCCACGGTGTAGGTGATCCTGGTGATCGGGCCCTCCCAGACCCGCACGCCGTCACGGAAGACCACCAGCTCATGCATCCAGGACCGCAGTTGGCCGTAGAACGCGCCACAGTCGACCGAGTAGCCGGATGACGTGGCGATGCAGTTGCTGATGTCGTCCCGCAGCCTGGCGAAGGTCAGCTTCGACAGTGGCTCCAGCTCACCCAGCCGCCGCGTTCCGCCCTGCTCGTAGACGAACACCCGGTAGGTGCCGCAACCAAGCTCGCCCTGCACCCGGCTGACGTCGCCGACCGGGAGCGGGCCGGCATCCGAACCGGGTGTGTCGATCCCGATGAAGGTGCCCGACCCGGACCAGCCGGACTGGTGCCCACCGATCTGGTCGTAGGTACGGACCTGCCACTCGTAGTGGTAGCCGGCGACGAAGGTCTCGGCCGGGATCGCCCAGGTGCTGCTCGACCCCGGGGCGTTCGGTGCGATGTCTCCGAGGATGATGACCCAGTTGTCATCGTCGGAGCCGACCACCCGGTATCGCAGATCGGCCTTGGCCTGAGAGTTGTTGGCGTCTGGGTCGACGAACTTCCAGACGAAGTCCTGGTCGACATGGACATCGCGGCCGGTGTCCTTGATCGGTGAGATCAGGATGGGGGGTGTCGAGACCGACGAGACATAGAACGAGAACAGATCCGACCAGGCACCCCACTGGCCCTGGGTGTCACGGGTCTGGACCTGCCACTCGTGGAACCGGTTGCCGGGGAACGTGCCCGGGTTGAAGACGTACTCGGCCGCGCTCGCCGACGGCGGTCCGGCAACCCTGGGCGCGATCTGCGGCCAGCCCGACGGCTTGTAGATCGTCACCCAGTCCCCGGCGGCCCGGGTCGCGCTGGCTGACGTCCGGTAGCGCAGGGTGAAGCCGATCGCGTAATCGGCCGGATCGGGATCATTGTGGTTCCAGTGGAAGGTCGCCGACGAGAGCGTCGGCAGGGTCATCCCGGCGCCCTGGGTGTTGATCGTCAGCCCATCGGGCTGAGCCGGCGCCTGGTCCGACCAGAAGTCGATCTGGTTGTAGCTGGTCGAGTAGAGGTTGTGCTGGTCCTGGGCGTACAGCCTGGCGTAGTAGTGGGTGTTCAGCGACAGGCCGGTGACGGTGACGGTCGCCGTCTTCCCCTTGGCCACCAGACCGGACTTGAAGTCTCGGTAGTGAGCGAAGGACGAACCGACCGAGACCCGGACCAGGAGCCGGACCTGCTCGCCCTTGTCCGGATCGTTGACGACGGCCGAGACGTGGACGGACGATGTCGCCTTGGTCAGCACCGTGGTGTTGGCGTCGACGCCGTTGATCTTGGCCTGGGACGGCGGGGTCGGCGGAAGGTTCGCCGGAGCGGGCGTGCTCCAGGTGACGATCGCCTCACCGTTGCCGGTGCCACCATTGCCCTGCGTGCTGGCAGCGCCGGTCAGGCCGCCGACGAAGTTCGAGCCACCGGCGCCACCGCCACCTGGCGCATAGCCGACCGAGGATGCCTGACCACCACCGCCAGGGTGATAGCCACCGCCACCGCCACCGCCACCATGGGACTTCAGCGACGAGCTGGATGAGCCACCAGCACCCGCACCGGCCAGCACGGTGTCCGAGGCGTTGTGGCCATTGAACTGCGAGCCGGAGGACGATGTGCCGCCGTTGCCACCCTGGGACTGGGTGCCACCGGTGGACTGGCCCGTGGCGTTGCTGCCACCGTTTCCTCGGCCACCGGCACCACCGGTCGACGCACCACCGGGGCCACCCGCCCCACTGTCACCGGAGTCTCCACCCGCGCCACCGGCGACAGCTTTCAGCGAGCCGCTGGTCGACCCGACCCGGACATAGGTGGCACCGCCACCACCGTCGCCACCGGCCTGGCCCGTGTGCCCCGCTCCGCCGGCAGCACCACCACCGACACCACCGCCACCCGGGGTCGATCCGGAGTTCAGTCCACCTGAACCACCGACGTAGAAGAAGAGGTCCTGCTTGTCGTTGACCGCGAGGTTGCCAACGACCTTGCCACCCTGGTGTGAGCCGGAGCCCGCACCGTGCAGTTCGATCTTGACGGTCTTGACACCGGTGGGGACGTTGAAGGTGTGCCAGCCGGGACCGCCGAATGTAGTGCTCGGCATCAGCCCACCCGAGGCACCAGGGATAGGTCGACGATCGGCACGGTGTCGTGCTGTGGGCTGTCGACGGTGACCACGTAACCGAAGCCGCAGGACAGCTCGGGCCACTCGAACGGGTTGCCGGTCGAGTCGGAGATGATGGCGTCGGCACGGCGACGGCCCTGCCCAGGAGCGTCCATGTAGACCAACTTGTCCGTACCGTCGATGACCAGCGTCGAGGACGGTGGCATGTAGGTGATCACCAGATCGCCGCAGTAGTTGCACGGATCGCTGGACGGGTTACCGGTGTCGAAGACGTCGGCGTAGAAGCGGATCCGGGTGTTGCGGATCTCCTTGGAGCCGGTGGTCAGGGTGAGGATCGGCACCACGTCGCCCCACAACGGCACCGCTCCGCGGGGGATGACGAAGTTCCGCCGCAGGTAGTTGACCGGGAAGTTGAAGCACGTCGGCATGGGGCTCGGGACACCCGGCGGTGGCACGAGCAGCGAGCAGGTCGGGTCGTAGACCGGTGTGTAGCTGACGACCGGACAGGCCGGCTCGGTCTGCACGAAGCCGTCGTCGTCGAAGCCGCCACCATCGGGGGTGACGCCGCCGACGTACGGGTTGTTCACAGCCGGATCCAGGAAGCCCGCGATTAACGGGTACTCGGCACCGAACTCGATCGGGTTCGCCGCCGTCATCGTCCAGGTGACCGTCCAGGCCCGGCCGCCATCCATGAGCTGGGTCTTCGCCGTGACGTTCGGGCCCACCGTGGTGGTCACGTTGTGCAGGCTGTGGCCATAGCGAAGGTTGCAGTCGTCCGGAGTGTCGGAATCGCACTTGCATGGCGGACAGGCAAGGAAGCACAGCTCACCGCCGGAGCAGTTGCCGAACGCCTTGCCGAAGCACGGGCCACCACCGAGCACGACCCTGAGCCAGTGCATCCCGTACATCACCGCGCACTCACTGGCCCCGATCAGCAGCGCGCTGAACACCACGGCCCGGGTCTTGCGCCGGCGCCGACCGACGTACCCACCGTCGAGCGTCGACTCGGTGACGTTGGCCTCGTAGGTCGAGTCCTCGATGCCTGTGACGTCCAGCGGGTACACACCGTAGAAGTCGTAGGAGTCCAGGTTGCCGGGATCGGCCCACGGCGCGTCGTCCTGGAGCGGGCTGGAGTACGGAGGATCCTCCAGCAGCCAGTTCAGCTCGGGCTGGTTATAGACGGGCCGAAACCAGCCGGCGCCCATATGACGGGCGTACGCCTCGGTCCGGGTCGCGTTGATGACCTCGGTCCCGGCGAAGCTGAAATAGCCAGGCCACGCCATGCTGTCCTCCCTTCAGTCCGACTGAATCTCTAGATGTAGGCAACCGAAGCCATCCGAGCAATGACCTCGGATGCTACGGCTCGCGGGTCCTGTGTCGGCGTGATCACCGTGATGCCGCCGACGTCGATGGTCTTCCCGGTGTTGGCCACCTGACCGCTGCCGACGAACATCCCCTGGGCGATGGCCGAGAGTGCGCGCACGGCCGGATCCACCTGGGACAGCGGGCGAGCCAGGGGGACAACGGCTTCTGGCCCCGCCTCTCCGATCAGAGCCTGGGTCGGACCCATCACGACGCCACCGCTCGCCAGACCCATCCGGTGCTTCAGCTCGGCCAGGGTCGGCAGGGAGACGGTCGGAATGATGGTGCCGATGGCATTTGCGATCCGGCTGCCAAGGCCGGAGAAGGCGTTCACGATGTCGTTGGCGACACCACTCGCCGCCGTTCCGACGCCGGAGGCCCAGGTCCTGAACTGAGACACGAGATTGCCAGCCCCTCTGACGATGTCGCTCGCCAGGCCGCTGAAGGCGCTGACGATCTGGCGGACGATGCCCCGGGCGGCCCCGGGCAGACCGGCCACCCAGCGACCGAATGAGGAGATCAGGCTGCCTGCGGCATTGATGGCTCTGCCGGCCATGCCGACGAAGGCAGACACGATGTTCTGCGCCAGGCTGCGAGCCCGGCCAGGGAGCGCGGCGATCCAGGACCCGAACTGGCCAGCAAGGTTGCCGGCCGCAGTGATGATCCTCCCCGCCAGGCCGACGAAGCCGGAGGCGATCTGAACGGCAAGCGCCCTGATCTGTCCGGGGAGACCGGAGATCCAGGCACGGAACTGGCCGATGAGGTCGCCGGCCGCAGCGATGATCCTGGGTGCGAGGCCGACGAAGACGCCGATGACATCGGCGATGGCTCGCAGTGCGGCGCCCGGCAGGTCGGCCAGCCACTGGGTGAAGCCACCGATGACGTCACCGGCTGCGGTGATGATCCTTCCGGCCAGACCGATGAAGCCGACGATGATCTGGCCGACGGTGGTGATCACGGCCACTGGGAGACCGGCCAGCCAGGTGCCGAACTGTCCGGCAAGGTCACCGGCAGCGATGATGATCTTGCCCGGTAGCCCGACGAAGAAGCTGATGATCTGGGTGATGACCCCTGGAATGGCGGAGACGATCCCACTGATCCAGGTGGTGAAGGCGTCGACCAGGCTGCCGGCCGCGGTGATGATCTTGACGCCGAGCCCGGTGAAGAAGCCGACGATCTGGCTGATGAGCCCGGGGATCTGTGCGATGCCGCTGGAGATCCAGGAGTCGAGCATCACGCCGAAGTCACCCAGGGCCGATAGGACCTGAGGCCCGACATCATGGAAGGCGTTGACGAGCAGGCTCGGGACGGGCGCGAGCGTCTGGACAACGGGATTCGCGGCCGCGGTCTGAGCGGCTCCCCCGATGTCGCCCTTGCCGATCTGGGTCGCGATCTTGTCCCCGACCTTCCCCAGGTTGTCGACGGTGGCGAGGGTCTTCTGCTGCATCTGGTCGACCCACCCGACCGCCTTCGACAGGAAGTCGAGCAGCGCGGCGGAGTGGTCGAGGATCCAGAACAGGATGGTTCTGTTGAGCGGCGTATCGAGGGCGGCGATGAACTCGCCAGCAGCAACGACGATCTTGCCGAGTTCGCCAGCCAGCTTCTCGGCGTCCTGGAACCACTGGTCAAGCGTCTTGGCGTTCTTCGGATCAGACAGCCACTTGTGCAGATCCTCGGCTGACTGGGCAAGTCCAGTGATGATGTTGTCGCCGTGTGTCCTGCCAGCACTGAACAGGTCACCGAGTACCAGGGCAACGTCCTTGATCAGTCGCCAGACTTTCTGGGCCGAGTCCCAGGCGTCGCTGAAGAACTTGGCCAGGCCGGACTTCTTGCCGCCCTTGCTGAAGTTGTCCAGCCTCTTGGCGATGTCGTCGAGCCCACCCAGGAACGCCGTGATGAACGGCCCGGCATCAATGAAGGCGTTCCCCAGGAAGTCGGCAAGATGGCCGGCGATGTCGCCAAGAGTCTTCACCATCGGACCGAGCATCTTGGAGATGTCGGTGATCATCTTCTGGAAACCCTTGGTCTGGGTCGCCCTCTCGAACGCCTTGATGATGCTGCCGAGGGCGGTCGCAACGGCCAGGATGACAGGCTTGACAGCGTTCAGCAGTGATCGGAGTGTGGTGAGCTGAGCCTGCTTGTCCTTGCCGAACATGTCCCGCTGGATGGAACTCTGGAGCTTG